ATGTCCACACCGTCGTAGGTAATGCGTATGGAGGATGTGGGTGGCGTGAGGGACTTCGGCATCTAAATCCTCGGGGTGACGCGAGTGAACCCGGCGTTGACGCGGCCGTTGAACCCGTAGAACGACTCGGCGTAGGTTTTGAGCACGTTGTATGGGTAGACGATCGGGTAGCCCACGATCGGGTCGTAGCCCCAGAAGGAGCCATCGCTGAGCTGCTCGTTGATGTAGATGGCGTGGTTGCCGTTGTAGGTGCGCGACTTCTTGTACGGAGCCGCCATGTAGGCGTAGCGCCCATGGACGACAGCTCCGCGCCCGGACTGAATGTTGGCCACGGTGGTGGCCCAGGCGACTGGCCCGCCGTAATTCCAGGTCTCCCCCCACCCGTTGGCCCAGGCATGTGTGGTGTCCGCCTGGCTGGTGCCGTCGAGGTCCGTGTCGCCTGAGTAGAACCGCATGTTGGGCGGCGTGTTCAGCGGATCACCGCGATACCGCGTATGCGCCCCCAGCGTGTGTCGGTCGAGCGCCATGGCCGAGCTGGCCATGTTGCAGTTGGTCGAGTCGTAGATCGTTCCCCATCCGAACTGGCGCTGATTGGCGGGTCGATAGACCTGACCGTCTGGATTGCCTGGCGGTGGCGTGTAGGGGTCGCCTGGCTCGCCCGGCGGCGTCTGTGGTGGATACGGATTGGTCGTCACGATGTCCGCCCTGCGGTAGGTGACGGTGATGAACCCTGCCTGATCTGTCAGGTCCATCGGCAGAACGAACAGGCCGTTCGTCGGGTCGTATTCGTGAGCGTCCGCCAGCACGCCCTGCCATTGAACGGTCAGCGTGCCTGTGACATACGGGTACTGCGTCCGGTAGAGCGTCGATTGGCCATCCGGCGCTGGCCCGTGCCATGACGCGCCGGTGGTCAGGTTGTTGGCACCGGTGAAGACCGCGCGAGTGTCGATACCGAAGCCCGTAAGTGACACAACGCCTGAGTTGCCCTGCCCCGTGCAACGCGGCCCCCTGCCAGCGCACGGATGAAGTGGCCCCTCGGTGTAGAGCGGATCGCAGTAATAACCTCCCCGCTGGCACTCCCAGCCGGGGGTAATCACGACCCACATATCCTCGACCGTATCGAACATCTGTGAAGGAATCACGACTGACCCCAAATCCACCGTTCGTACGTCGTCGAGCATCAGATTGTCTGGCTCTGGGTCGGAGACGCTGATCGTTCCGATGTAGTTCGCGCTTCCGTATCTGCCCGCGACCGGGGTCCCGTAGGCTATGCCGACCCTCAGCGAGGGCACGTATCCCGAGATGTCGTGATTGCCCAGGATGACCTCGTAGTCGATGCCATACCGGACGATGTGGCCCCGAAGGACGCCGATCGGGAACTCCGCCAACGGATGGGCGTCGATGAGCCTGTTCCATTGCTCGCGGTCTTCCCAATTGTTGTATGCGCCAGGGCCGACCCCGCCGCAGATCGAGTGCGGCCAGTCGATGTTGGACACGAATCCATGCTCGATGCCGACTGAGCTGTAAACCCCGCCGCCGCCCTCCTCCTGTCCGAACTGGTTGCGGCTGATGGCCGTGCGGATGTCCTGGGTGATGTCGTCGTTGATCGCGCCAGCGTCATCAGGCGTGCTGCCGAAGCCGGGAGAGAACACATCGACCGGGATCGTCTCGGTCCACCAGCCATCGTCGGGTGGCAGGGTTGGCGGGTAGCTCGGGTCGTCAATCCATGGCGGGTCGATGCCGAGGAACGCCTGGTCGAATACGTCGCCCATCTCCAGCTTGAACATGGCGTCGGTCGGCGTCGGGAACGTGATCTCGATGCGCCTGATCGGCAGAACCCACTGCCCCGACACGTTCGGCGTGTAGCCGATCTCCCCGTCGATCTCCGGGATATTGCTCGGCTGGTTGTTGATGTTGGTATCGGTCGGGTCCGCTGGCTCCTCATCGCCGTCGTCGCCCGGATCATCGTTGCCGTTGCGGGCGGCTTCGTAGGGCACTTGGCAGACACCAGCGAAGGTGACGCTGATGGTGTTGTAGTGCGTCTCGGTCACGCCGGTCGTGGTCAGCGCGCTGATGACCTTGCCGTTGCCGACATAGATGCCGATGTGCGTGATGTGCGACCCACCGTGGGTGTAGACGATCAGGTCGCCCGGCTCTGCGTCGTTGATGTTGTGCGAGAACCCGCTGCCCGAAGGAGGAGCCGTGTCAGCTAGTCCGGCGAAGTACCGAGCGTAGCCAGCCGCCAGCCTGCGCTGGCTGTGGATGAGATCACCATGGCCTGAGTCGATGAAGCAGCGGTAGACCAGGCCCGAGCAGTCGGTGGCCGACGTGCTCTCAGCACCGAGAACGTATTTGACTCCGCGCATGGCATACGCACGAGCGATGACATCCTGCGCTGCGCCCACTACGGCGGCCCCACAGGAGGTAAGACCGTCGCCGTGGTGACAGGCGGGAAGCCAAGCGGCACACAGGCGTGGTTGACGTAGTAGATCGTGCCGCTGCTCCACTCAGACGGCTGGCGGATGCACTCATGGCCTGCCCGCCAGAAAGCAGCTACTCGACGCCAGTCGCCGAGCCAGTCATACAGGTTGCTGAACTTCGCGAACGCCACGGTGTCCTGGTTGGCCTCTGACGTTGGCGGTATCCACGTCGAGCCATCAGTCCACTTGCTCGATTCCGCATCCGATCGATCGGTGCCCAGGAACTGCGGTCCCCAGACGCGCCAGTTACCCGGCATGATCTGGTAGCAGCCGTACGCACCCGATGACTTGTTTTGGCGGTCGTAGGTGTTGTTGCTCTCGATATGGCCGATGCGCGCAGCGAAGTTCGCGAGGTTCGGCGGGACGGTCCCTGGTGGATCAACGATAACGACACCATCGAGCGTGTCTTCGTCGAAGACGTGGGTGATGAAATTCACCACCTGCCCGACGCGGAACCCCGGCTGGAACACCGTGACCGTGATCGTTGGCAGCGGGTCCCGGTGGCCACGCCTGCTACTCGGCGAGCCGTACACATACGAGTCAGCTCGCAGGTCCACCGTTTCCTGCTTCCAGATGTCGCTGGCGAACTCCCCGTACTGCCACAGGCCGTACAGGTCCTGTGTTTCGTCATCGGTGACGCGAGCGAACACCATCTCCTCGCTGCCCTTGCCAGCGCCCCAGATCAGCACGTCGTTCGCAAGGTTGTCGCCGCTGAGCCAGAACATCATGTCCCGGTAGCCAACGGCGTTGACATCCGCTGACGGCTTATCCGAGAGGGTGAATGGTGCGGTGGCGATCTCGACATCGCGGTACTGGAGCACCTTGTCGGGGTCGATGTAGTAGATCGCGCCGTTCGAGGCGGTGATGCGGTTCATGATGCCGCCCCACTGGTCACCAGGGTTGCCGACGTTGAACGGCTCAGCGAACGGCGACAGCAGCCCAACCGTCTGGACCCCCGCATCACTGATGTCATCGCCCGACAGGTCCATGAACTCGGACATGATCTGGCGCACCACGTCGCCATCCTGCTCGATCCCCTCGAAGCTGGGCAGCGGCTCCGTAGGCGAGGCCACGTTCCAGACCACCCGCTTGGCGAACAGCACATTCCAGTCCATGCCCTCGATCGCCCAGAACCTCTGGTGCGTCGAGATGTCGCTGGTGTTATCTACATCGAAGAAGAATTCACGTGAAACAGCGGTGGTGACCCCAGACCAGACGAGCTGATCATCGACACGCAGCTCGATCTCCCGGCCAGTTCGGAACATGGCAGGTGCCGTCTCTGCGATACCCGCCGGTACGCGGTCGGACGGGAAGCCGTATTCGTCACCATCGATATTCCCCGAGTCCTTGACGCTGAACCTGCACTGGCCGCCGCGCCCACCCGCTATCGACTCGAAGTAGGCACCTTCGATGATCGTGTCCTGGATGATCTCGTAGCCGTCGTAGAGCAGGGATATGACACTCATCGACCGCCAACTGTGGTGAGTCCGCGCAGACCAGCCTGCCGGTTGAGTTCCGAGATGACGACGCGCACGAGAGCCTGCGTATCCACGCCAGCCGACGGGTTAATGATCTGCACGACCCCGTTGCTGCTGGTGCCCATCGGCGTCACGCTAGGCCCACCACCAGATTCAGGGCCACCCCAGGAGCCGCTCGAACTCCCCACGTTGTCCTTGGTCCAGGTGGTTGGCTGTGTCGTTGGATCGCCGAAGGAGCCGGAGGAGCTGCCAATGGTGTCCTTGGTCCAGATGCCCTGGAGCACCTCCACCGTGTGACCCAGCGCCTCAGTAGCAATGTTGATCGCCTCCGAGGCAGCCGTGCCCATCTGGATGAGCTGGACTGCGACGCCCTGAGCGAGCTGGATCATGCCGTTGCCCTGAGCAAGGTAGGTGTTCAGCAGTTCTGAGGCAGCGCCACTGACCTCCTGCCACTGCGCGATCTTGTCATCGATGCGTTGAAGCGCAGCGGTGTCATCCAGGCGGCGGACGAGTTCATTCGCCTGGTACATCGCGTCGGTGAACGCGCGATCGTTCTCCTGCTGCTGGATTTGCCAGTTGTTGTTGGCGAGTTGCTTCTGGCCAGCGAGCTGGTCCTTCTGGAACTGCGCTTCTTTCTGGGCGACCTCAAGCCGGGCGGCGCGCTCCTCACCGGTAGCGCCCTCTGCCATGAAGCCCGCGAGGGCGATCTGGTAGTTGAGCGAGCGGGTCTGGTGCTCAAACTGCTGGAGCTGGAGACTGCGGCTCAGGAGCATGTTCTTGCGCTCCAAGATGCCGATGTCGCTCGCCTGAATCTTCGACCCGTTGGCCATCGTCGCCGATTCCTTGCCGGTCAGCCCCACGAGGTCGGACACCTGCCGGTTGGCCACGTAGATGTCGCGGTTCATCTGGCGGAACGTCGAAGCCATCTGGATTTGTGCGCCTTCCACCTGGAGGGCGTGCATTTCCTTGCCTGCCTGCGTGAGCAGCCCGAGCATTTGCTGTGCCTGCTGCTGCGCGGCGGGGTCGCCGATCGCGGCGATGCTGGTCTGGATGGCACCCTGCCCGATGCCCTGGAAGGCGCGCATGATGGCCGAGGGCGGTGCGTTACCGGGGCCACGCTGACTGAACTGGCTGGGGACGCCCTGAACCCCTGCGAGAACCTCATCGAGCCGGACGGGCGGCTGCGCGAGGCGCTGGAGTGCGATCTGGCCGAACGCCTGCTGGCGTGCGAGCTGTGACTGCTGCTGGAGGCCGAACACCGAGGCCGTGAGCGCCCCGTGCGGGCCGGTCTGACTCTTGAGCCACACCGCCGGGTCAAGCTGCGACAGCGCCTGAGTCCACGTTCGCAGGGCACCATCGATCTCGTCGAGGTCGGCGATGACGTTGCCTGCGCTGTCAGTGAACTGGAGGCCGAACGAGCGGACCTGATCGATCTGGCCCTCGTCAGCGCCAGCGCGCGTGAGCGCCCGGATGAACGCCTCGTTGCCCGTGCTGCCCTGCTGGCCACCCTGGAGCTGGAGGTTCGCCCCGACCTTGTTGAACTCCGCGTTCACATCGCCAATGGCTGTGGGGGCTGTGTTCGCGAGCGCCTCAGCGCGTTTCTGGAGCGGACCCGTGTTCCCGAACAGGCCCTGAATGGTGTCGTTGATGGTGCCCAGGTTGTTTCCGAAATTGGTGAAGAAATCGGTCGATGTCTGGGTCCCGTTGGGGCCGAACCCCTGGAAGCCAGCTCCCTGGAACTGGTTGAGGAAGTTCTCCAGCGTCGAGGGCGTGCCGAAGAATGGCGTCTGGACACCCAGCGCGTTGAAACCGTTGGTCGTCTTGTAGAGGCCGCGCGTATCGCCAAGGTTGTTGCGTGACCCACGCAGCAGCTCGATGTAGTCGCCGTACGCCTTGTTGCCAGCCTCAACACCAGCCGCCTGCTCTAGCTGCGGGCGGATCGCCTGGTACGTGGCCATGCCGAGACCCGCTTGGGCGGCCTTGAGCGCGACCGTGCTATCGACCACGCCGTAGTTGGCCCTGACCTGATCGGACAGCGCATCGATGACCTTGTTGGTCTGGGTCTGGTAACCGATGGCGGCGTCGTAGGCAGGCTGCAACACCTCCTTCGCGAGACCGGCAACGGCCATAACCCCCTGGATGGCCGTACTGACACCCATGGTGGTAATGCCACCGGCGATACCGCCGATGAAGCCAGCGCCAAGGTTGCGCAGGATGTCACTCGGGTGGACCAGCTCCATCTTCTTGAGCGCGTCACCAGCCTTATCGACCCGAACCTCAAGCTGCCTCATCGAGGCCGTGTGTGCGCGGTAACGCTCGGTCGAAGCCTTGATTGCCTGATCCAGCTCGGGCGGCACGATGCCACCTGCCTGAATGATTCCTGCACGTGTGCGCAGTTGCTCCGCGCGCTGTGCGCCCGCTGCTCGACGCTGCGTATCGAGGACCGTGAGGCCACCGGCCAGTCGCTGAACCTGGCCCAGCTCTCGCTGGAATGTCAGGACACGCTGAGTCGGTGCTTCGCGTCCACCAAAGGCGTTCTGGAAGAGCTGCACCATCGTGGTGCCCAGCGCCCTCTGTGGCAGTTGCGCCTGTGCCTCTCGCGCTCGTTGACGGGCCTCGATGACGGACTGGACATCCACGCCATCACGACGTGCCACTGACTGGCGACCAACGGTGGCCGCGATACGCTCGGGGTCAACACCAGCACCAGACAGAGCAGCGGCCAACGCTGCTGCTGACGGCTCTCGGGCGGCTCGGCCACCCGCCCTCGCACGGTTTCGGCGCTCGGCCTCGGTAACGATCCTGGCCTCACCATCCGGGCCAACCTCAATGGTCGCTCCAGCGGGCATCGAGGATGCTTCCTTGAAGGAAGCGGGGCCGCGCTGTGTCTTCGGCGCTGCCGCTTCACGCGCAGCACGACGGGTCTCGCGCTCGGCCTGGCCCGCCGTCTTCTTCTCTTCCTCAGCGGCGCGCATCTCGTCGAGGTTGACCCTGGCACCCTTGCCACGGCCCTTGCGCACCGCGCCACCGGACTCAGCGGTGCCGCCACGAGCCATGCCCTCGGCGACGTTGAGCGCCTGGCCCTCGGCGATGTTGCCCTCGTCGTAGGCGCGCTGAATCGCCTTGGCTCCACCACCGCCAGAAATGCTCGTTCGCAGCGGGAACGGGCCATCGATCCAGACATGGACGACACCACCGCCACCCATCGGGGTAGCGCGGCCACCACCGCCACCCTCGCCACCGTCACCCTCTGGCGGCAGGATCGTTGGCCCAAGGGATGAGCCGCCACCAGGCAGCGTCAGCGCCGGGCTGCCCTCGGTCATGGCGAAGCCACGGCGCTTGCGAATATCAGCGCCGCTCATCGGCACGCCACCCATCGGGGCCATGCCGCTTGACTCGTAATACTTCATCCGCATCTCGTCACCGGTCATGACGGGCGGAGCTTCGGTGCGGAAGTACCCACGATCCTGGGCACGGCTCTGGAAGCGAGCTAGCCGCTGGAGCGCCTTGATGCGCCGCTCAAGGCCGGGCTGCTCAGCGCGCATCTGCTGGACACGCGGGTCAGCGTCCATGCGCTTCTGGACTTCCTCAAGGATGTTCAGGCGCTTGTTGTGTGTGTCGCCGACCGGCCCTTGCACGCCCGTGATCTGACCCGAAACACGGTCCAGGGGCACATCCTCTGGGCGCTCGTTGGTCGGATCGCGCATGATCTTGAGGCCCATCTCCTTCGAGACGGCATCCTCGATTTCACGCTTGATCGCGTGCATCTGGCTTGGAATGCCTTGGAGGACACGCGGGTGGCGGCCCATCGGACCCTTCTCGCCAAGCTGCCCACGCTGATCCCACCCGGTCCCCGCCAGCCCCATGGCGAAGGGATCGTGCTCCGCGCTCGCGTTGCGCCCGAACATCTGCTCGTACCTGCGCTGGGCGGCGTCAAGCTCTGTCTGTCGAGTGAACGAGCGGACACCAACGTCCTTGCCCTCGATCAGGCCGGTCTTCTGCGGGTAGCTGGAGATGGCCGCTTCGGCCATACCACGCCGGTTGCTCGCCTCGCCGAACAACGCGCTGATCGCGGCGGACTCCATCGGGAAGCCCTCGCGCTCTAGCTGCGCAGTCATCGATTTGATCGTCGGCTTCTTGGTCGGAGGCAGGCCGATCGAATCACGGAAGTCGTTGACGATCTGCTTGATCTCGCTGAACAGCGCCTGGCCCTGCGTCCAGGTGCCTGCCATCCCGCCGACCTTGGATGCCTCGCCCTTCTGCGGCAGGTAGCCACCGAGGAGCGCCTTGCGTGTCTCCTCGATCTGGCGCTGGTACTCGTCCTGCTCGCCCTTGAACTGACTCAGGTTGGTCAGCGCGGTGACGATGCTGCGCCGATCGCCGATGGCCGTGCGGTGGCGAGAAAGGGGATCGATTGCTCCCTCTTCAACCATCTGGCGGTTTTGTTCACCGGTGACGCCTTGGCCAGCGTTGATGAGCTGGAGCCGGTTGATCTGGCCTGCACGGTTGGCGATCTTCGCCCGGAGGCTGCGCTGCTCAGCGGGCACACCAGTGCCAGCGAGCTGCGTCATCAGATCACGGCGCTCACCCTGGAGACGCTGCATCCGCAGCAGATCGCGGGCCTCGTTGGTGATGGTGGTGCTGCCGCCCGACATCATTGCCGAGAGCGACACGCCACTGACATCGCCACGGCCACTGGCGTGCAGCGGCCCACCGGCGCGCATGGCCCATTCACTGATCTGCTTGGCCTCTTCGCCGCTGACGCCACGGTTGGCGATCAGAAGCCGCTGGAGCATCTCGCGTGGGGCAACCTGCTGAACGAGGTTGTGGCCAGCAACGGCACCCTGGCGCTTCGTCTGACCCTTGAGGAATTCCTGCTCGTCAGGCGTCAGCGAGACATACTGGCCGCTGGGCTTGCCCTCCTTCATGACCTCGCCGAAGCCGCTCAGCGCACGCGCGCCTGGACCAGCGGCCACAAGAAGGTCGGTGATGTCGGTGCCCTGCGAGGTCCCGACACGACCGAAGGCCGTCATGCCGCGCGGTCCATAGCTCCGTCGTCCAGCTACGAACTCCCGCTGGATGTCCTCCCATGGCCGGGTCTGGTTGCCCTTCGCACGGCCAACGTCGTAGCCCGAAATCTTGGCGAGCTGGGTCGCGAAGTTGTTGATGTCGTCGATCGAGCGGGGCAGGCCAGAACGTGTGCCAGCGGCCATCTGAGCCTGCTGCGCTACATGACGGTTGGCCTCAATCTGCCCCTCGGCAGCGCGCATCTGAGCGAGCTGGACCTGTTGCTGCTGGCCGGTCGGCGCGTTTGCCTGGTGCTGTGTGACTCCACCTGAGCCTGCTGGCTGGCCACCTGCGGCGCGGTATGCCTGGAACAGGCCCGTCCTGCCGACGCGCTCATAGAAGGTGCGGCCAGCCTCTTCCAGCTTGTCCGCCACGTCATCGGCTGCGCCCGCGAGCAGGCTCCCCACCGAGCCACCTGTGACCGGACGCCCGTACGGCCCCTCGGCCTCGCCCAGCGTGACGACCTTGTGCATGGTGTCGCCGAGCGCATCCGCCAGGGCGGTGAACTTCGAGGCAACGTCGTTGCTCGCCTGGAGCATCGGCTGGTTCGATCGCTTGAGCGCGACGTTGACCGCCGTGAACATATCGTCGATCGCGCCGCCGACCTTCTCCTTGCCACCGATCTCCTCACGGATGCCGGGTGGCACTGGCCGGGGACCGGCCGGGGGAGCGCCCTGGGTGTTATTGACACCGGTGAAGGAAATCTTGAGGCCGGTCAGTTGCTGCTGGATGTGCGCTATATCCAGGTCGAGCTTCACGCCGGGGATCGGGGTGGCGAACGCGGCCTCTGCTGCGGTGCGGAACAGCTTGGTCAGGTCCGCTTCCTTGAGCGAGACGTTGACGTTGCCCGCCTTGCCGCCGGACACAGCTTTGCCACCGCCCCCAGCGGGGGCGGAACCCAGAGCACCGAGGCCCGACAGATCGGGGACCCCGGACTTCTGTATGCGCTCGATTAGCTCGGCGGCCTTCTGCAAGCGATTGAGCTGCGCCTGCGGGATGTCGAGCTTGATTGAGGCAGTGCTCTTGACCTTGCCGAGCTTGGCCTCTACCTCGCTGAGGGCAGCGTCGAGCTTGGTTAGGTCGCCAACGATGTCAACTGAGAGCGTGCCGACGTTATCGGCAGCGCGGCTGTTGGCCATCTCTACTCCACAACTCGGTCGTTAGGTCCAGGCGTGACCTTGCCCGAGCTGGCGTTCTCCGTTACCGCCCTGACCTGGTTGTAGTACGTGACCAGCTTGCGGAACTCAGAGAGAGGGAGTCGTAGAAGCGTGTGTGGCAGGACTCCGAAGAGCCGTGCAATCTCCATTCTCAGGAGATCGAACGGCTCTAGTCGTTTCCCTCCGAGTTCTCGTCCACGACGCCTTCGGGTGTATCCCCGAGCGTGTCCGGGTTCTGGAGGTCGTTCACCACGTCATAAATCTTGCCGTAGATGCGCGTGGGCATCTTGGCCAGGATCGCGGGCGTGATCTTCGGTTCGACTGAGGAGGCGATGATGGTCATGCGCATCATCGTGCGACCGTTGATACGGCCGTCCTTGTCCTTGGATGCGTCGGCGCAGTCGTCGTTCTCCTGCACTGACAGCTCTCGAAAGCGCCACTCCTTGCCGCCGATCTCGATCGACTTCTCCTCGAAAGGGAACTCGAACGCCTCGGCGTCTGTGGCTGACTTCACTGGCACTGAATGACCCCTTCTACGAGCAGGCTTGCCCCTTCGAGCCGCAGCTTGTCGAAGCCACAAAGCTCGATCTTCTTGTCCTTGTTCAGGACGAGGATGAATCGCTTGCTGATCTGCTCATTCAGCAGGAGCGTGGGATTCGAGTACGACAAAACGGCCTGTAGATTCCACACGGGAGTGCCCCGAGCGTCGTCTACAGGCCGCATCAGCGTCCAATTATGGAATGTCCCGACTACTGCGCCGAGACCAGGAATAGTGATCTCGCCCTCCTTGCCGGAGAACGTGCGAACGATCATGCCTGGTTGCAAATGTCACCCCTTCATGGATGAAGGTAAGTGGTATTGGTGAGCGGCCGGGGAGGAAGCCCAGACCGCCCACCAAGGACGCCCCGGCTTACGCGCCGGAGAAGATCGTCCAGGAACCCTGCGCGCGGAACTCGCCGGTGTACCGGATCGCGTCCGTCACCGAGGCAGTCACCGAACCGTCGATGAAGCCTGGGCCGTTCGCGATGAGGATCGGCGATGCACCGTCGTCTGCGTACAGATAAATCTGCGTCGCGTCTGACGTGGCTGCGTTCAGGAGGAGGTCGCCCGACACGTCCAGGATGCCCGCGAAGGTGCCCTGAACATTCGGAAGACCGGCTAGATACGTTCGGTTGGTGTCACCGAACGTGGTTGCGTCAACGTAGTCGCGGTTTCGCTGGAGTGACCACTCCGTCTTCGTCGCGACCTTGACGCCACCCGACCCCTTGGCCCCGCCAAGGTAAATCGCCCCATTCTTGCCATGGAGCTTCGTGCCGGTATTGGCGGCCAACGATCGGTCCCTTTCTGGGTCCGTTTATAAGGTCTGGTCGGTCCAGAACTCGTAAGTCCCACCGACGCCATAGACCTTCAAGCCCTCCTCATCCACCTCGGCCGACGACAGATCGGCGAGACGGCGAGAAAAGAGCATGGATTGCCCCTCGACTGACAACTCCGCATCGTGGAGCGTCTGGTTGACGAGCGAATCGAGGTTACGGGCCTCGACTTGATCCCGACCGAACACCATGATGTCGAACCCTGCCGGTATCAACAACGATCCGAAGGCGTAATCCATCGGCCCATAAGCGAGCGAATAGATCAGCCAGGGGAACTGTGCATCGATCGGAGCGATGCCTTCGTGGAAGCCGCCGGTCAATCCCGCCTTCAACGACGTATTTGCCCGAAGAGCCTGCACTAGAGCACGTGCGATTGGCGCGGTGCCAGTCGGAACTGCCATCGCTTACCACTTACTCGCTTGCTTGAGCTTCTGAACGGTCCCGTGCATCTTGAGCGCGGGCCGCATGAACGGCTGTGCCGAGGTTCGTGCGGTTGGGAACTCGACGAACTTGGCGTATGGAGCGTGAGCGCGAACGGTGCGCCTGATGACGCGGGCGCTCTTCCCGGCTGGGACGATGCGGATGCTCTTGCGCAACGTGCCGCCGAGGACGGCCCTGCCCGTCTTGGTGTTGAAGTTGACCCCGTGGCCGCGTGCGATGTCCTTCTTCGCGGCAGAGGTGATGCTGCCGTCGTCGCTGAACGGACGCAGCTCCAGCTTGTTCGCCTTGAGCGTCGCCATGAACTCCTCATGGACCGACATCGGCGTCTGGGTCTTCAAGGGAAGCTTGAACAGCCTGGCACGGGCGACCGCAGCCTCACGGTCAGCTCGTCCCTTTTGGACGAGAGCCAGGAAGGCGTCGTCCCGGAGTGGCCGATCCGCTCCTTGCGCGAAGTATCCCACACGGAGAGGCTTCCCACGACCGTATCCGCCCACCATTCGGTTCGATTTTCTGTCATACCTGCGGGTTTTCCGCACCGGGGCGCGACGCTTGGCCTCGCCCTCGATGAGAGCGGCCACTTCCCGGACGCCCTGATCGACGTGCCTGTAGGCGATGCTCATCGCCAGCTCGCGGTTGAGGGTAAAGCCCATCAGTCGATCCTCCGCAGGATCGCAGTCGTGAAGACGCGATAGGTGTTCTCGTCGTTGTTGTCCTGGACCGTGTACTCGCTCTCACCGATGACAACCATGTCGCCGGGACTGATGTCCACCTCAGCTTCGAGGTGCATCCGAAACACGCCCACATTGCCCACGTGGTCGCCGCCAACGTCTTCGAGCCGGGCCGTGTTGATGCTGCGCACCCAGGCCATGAACTCGCCCATCGTGACCCAGCTCTCGGTGTCGTCGCCGTATGGGTTTTCCGTCACCGGTAGACGGCGCAGCAGCGTCACCTCGGTCTGGAGACCTCGGTTGGCGATCTTGCGCATCTTCTTGATGAGGCCGGGGGAGATGAGCGGAGCCGTCACCCCCAATGAACCTCGCGGTAGCCGGAGAGCAGCATCTTGGCTCGCTCGCTGATCTCACCGCTGGCGATCGTTGATTTGCTGTCCTGGGCCAGCTCGATCTCTTCGGCCTTGATGCGGCTCAGGCCCTGGAGTCCAGCGCCAACGATGTTCGTAGCGCCGAGCAGGTCGGTCATGACAACCGCCGTGGCATCGCGCACATCCTCTGGGAGCGAGTGCGTGTACGTGGCGGTGATCACGTCATCGAAGTCCATGGCGTCCTGCGCAGCCTGCGTCAGGTCGATGGTCCCCTCGTCGCGATCGATCGTGTAGTCGGTGGTCTCGACGAGAGCTACGCCGTTCTTGTAGACGAGCACATCGTCATCGGTCCACCACTGGTTGGCGGCCCGGTAGACCCCGGCTCCCTCCGGGAACAATTCTTCATCGATGTCAGAGTGCAAATATTGGTAGCTGTAGCTGAGGCGTGCCTCGGGTACAGGGAGGCCAGCGACAGGTATCGCGCCGTACGACCAAATACCGATCGAGGACGCGGCGATGACCGGAGTCAGCATTCCGCCCGGCCCGTAGGTGATGTAGCCGGTGCTGACATCCAGGTACTGCGTATTCGTCACGTAGATACGGAACGAGTCAAGAACAGTGAGCGGCCTGAACTTGGGCATGATGCTCGTACTGCCCTGCGGGACGTGCTCATTGCCGATCCGCCAGGGATGGACCTCATCAACAACAACACCGCCTCGGAAGTCATACGACGCCGGGCGGTTGCAATATCGAGTGACGAGGCCAGAAGCCAGCCGGAGCTGCATCGCGAGCTGGCTGTCGTCTACCTCATCGAGGTCGGCACCAAAGCCCATGGTGCGGTAGCGCGCGGGAGTGACGTACAGCACAACAACTCCAGAGGAAAAGAAAGGGGCGGCCCCTGTCGGAACCGCCCCTAGCGCCCTTGAGAACCGGGTTACGCGACCTTGACGCGCACCTTGTTCGAGAAGCCAAGCGCCTTCACGGCGAAGCCCCACATCCCGAAGATGATGAACAGGTGCGTGAGCTGGCCCGACACGCCGATCGGGATGTCGAGGACCGTCGGACCCGCGCTGCCGAGGTAGGGCACCGAGATGGTGTCCTCGTCGAGCAGGTAGATGTCCGAGACCGTCGCGCCCGAGCGGGTGTACGACCCGATGCTGTCGCCCGGAACCGGGTACAGCGGGGTCGGCCCGAAGACCGTGTTGACCGCGTTGACCTGCGCGCCGACAGCGATCTCGGTCCATGAGTTCATGTACCGAACGTTCTGATCGAGCTGGAGGTCCCAGAGGCCCTTGACCGTCGGATCAAGGTAGGCGATGTCGATGCGGCCAGCGGCCTGGCTCACCGTGATCGCGGCCTCGTTGACGGCTGCACGGATGTCTTCCGGCGTTCCTGCGAGCGGGTCCACGTCCACCGCTGAACCGGTGTTCAGCAGCTTGCGCAGGCCATCGAACGCATTGGCGTCGTAGGCACCGTCTTCGGTGTTGGCCGTGCCCGAGGAGACCGTCGCGTTGCCCTGGAAGATGGTCTTCTGCATCTTGTGGGCAATGGCACGAAGGCCACCCTGGAGTTCGAGCTGCTCGGGGTTGAACCCCGCGCCACCCTGGAGGGCAGCGAACTGCGCCTTGAGGGTGATGCCGCGCCGGGTCGCGATGACGCTGACCGGCGTGGTTGCTCGCTCGTAGGTGCTCGTGTCGTCCGTGACGGTGCCAAGCTCCGTCATGAACTGCGCGTCACCGAACGAGGTTGCACGGTTGTAGGCGTGGACGAGACCGTTGGCAGGCTCCTTGCGGATGCGGTCCCACACCGGGAATTCCCGGATGTAAAGCTCCAGCATCACAGGCTCAAGGTCCTGTCGGATGAGCGCGGTGCCACCCGAGGTGTCGAGCGCCTTGGTCAGGATCGGATCAGCACCGATCGCCGACATAGTGGGTGCTCCGCCAGTGGCGGCCCAGACATCGAACGGAATGCCGGTTCCGGTCTTGCGAGCCTGGAGCGCGAACATCGCGTACAGCTCGGGGGTGCTCTTCTTGTGAAGCTCCTCCTGGAGCGCCCAACGCGCCGCAGGATCGAGGAACTTCTTGGCTGCGCCGCCGGAGGCATCATCGAGCGCGCCGACCGCTGAGGTCGAAGGCGTGTCGTTCTGCTTCTCCAGCTCTGGCGCGAGGTCTGCGAGCGCCTTCTGGATGCGCCGGAGAGCCTCAACGTCCATAGACATTAGGAGGTTTCCCTTTCGAGGAATGCGAGGAAGTCTTCGCCGTACACGCCGCTCAGATCACGTCGGAATGACTTGATCTCGTGCTGGTATGACGCCTTCCGGCCTAGTGGCAGCGACGAAATGCGCTCCACAATCGACATTGCGATCCGGTTGGCCTCGCGAGCCTCGTCGCGCTCCTTGGTGACGGTGGCTAGCTGAACGGTCAGGTCCTGTACCTGCGCGTTGTAGGTATTGACCAGAAGGTCGATACCGGCACTCACGCTGGCCTCGGGCTGCGTCTCAGCCTCATCGTCGGGAGCATCCTGGGTAGCTCCGTCGGCCGACGCCTCTGGGTCTGTGGTTTCGGCCACATCCTCGGCTGCATCGGTGTTCGCGTCATCTGTAACAGATTTGGCCACCTCTTGTCCAGCCAGCGAATCATCGTTGTCTGGATCGAGGGCCTCCGCTGGCGTCTCGGCGTTATCGCCAGCCTTGGATGCGTCGTCTTCGGCGTCGTCATCCTTGGGATCAGCGGTCTTCACCTCTGCCGGGGCAGCGTTTGCCTCCAGCAGCTCCAGCGTCTCAATCGTGCCGTCGGCCTTGGCCGCTGAGTAGGCCGTGATCGACTTGACGGCCCCGGCGACCCATGTGCGCGGGTTGGCCGGGATGCCGACGATGCTGGCTTCGAGGAAGTCAACATCGAGAATCTTCATGATGTCGGCGTTCTTCTTGGACTTTTCCCACTCCTTGACGATCACGCCAACGGAGACGCCCATGCGCACGCCGCTCTGGTACGCCTCCCACGCCTGCACGGCGCGCGGGTTGGACTCATTGACCATCACGTCGAGGTCGAGGTCCCAGATGGCGTTCTGGTCGCTGTCGAAGCCGTTGTGCCGGGCCAGCGCGTCGGTGACGCTGCCGAACAGGTCTTCGGGGACCTGGTACTCGTGGTTCAGGAAGATGGTCATGCCCTGTGCGGTCTGACCCATCTTCTGGAGCGCCTTGACATCGAACTCGTGGCCCTTGCGGTCAGTGACCGTCGAGGACGCCGTGGTCTTGATGAACTTGCGCTCGACGCCCTGAACACTCGCGGTGTACGCCTGCATCGGCCCGGTGAACACCTTGAACATCGGTGCTGTCATGCTGGTTTCTCTTCCTCCTTAGCGGCATTCGCCTCTGTATGCAGCTCGTTCAGCAGCAGATCGAATCGCCGCGCCGCCTCGTCCCACGAGAACTGCTTGATGTGTGCGCGCCCAGCCTCGCCGAGCTTCCGGCGTACGCCGCCTGCTTGGTACAAGTGCTCGATCGCATCAGTGAAGGCCGGGACATCGGGGAGCCACTGGTCTTCGCCGGATGTGACTGTGATCGTCGTCAGCGGCTCGATAAGAACTCCGCCGGGGCCAACCACTTCTGTGATCGATGACACGTTCTGGGCTACGACAGGAGTGCCGCAGGCCAATGCTTCACCGAGGGTGAGACCGAATCCCTCGCCCCAACTCGTGGAGACGATTAGGTCGGCCGCGTTGTTCAGGATGGCCAGATCGGTATCCGCCCAACCCTTCTGGGTGTTGTGGTCGCCAGGTACGAAAAATCGCTCGGCGATTTCTGGTTCGCGGCTGAAAAGCTGGGGCAGTTCAACCCCGTCCTCGCCTGTCGGCTTGCAGTGAAAATGCACCTGGATGTCGGCGTGACGCTTCATCACCGGGACGAGCGCCTTGAACGTTGAAGCAAAGTCCTTACGACGGCTGTTGCGATCTACGCGGACGATCAGGAACCCATCTGGGTCATAGCCAAGAGCACGCTTGGCGTCCTTCTTCGAGTTGACCTTCATGCCACCCGAGCTGACGTAGCCGCGCTCCTTGGCAGGCCGGTAGAGATCGCTGTCAATGCCGTGCCATACAACTGGAGCGTCGGGTAGCCACGTGTGCCCGAATTTGCTCATCAGCACCGGCTTCGTGACCTTTTCGAGGACCCTCCACGTCGTCGGCTGGTTGGTCCCATCGACTGGCATGTAGGCCAGGATCGGTCGGTACTGGAGCAGAATCTTCTGGTCGTCCCAATTATTTCTGAACAGGAACTTCGCGATGACGAACGGGTCCTGGAGCATGACCACAACATCAGGCTCGACGGTCCCAAGCAGCTCAACGAAGCGGCTCTGCCCGTAGATGTCCAGCGGAACGCGCTTGTTCGGCACGTACAGCTTCATGCTCGTCGGCCAGTAGTCGCCGTCGTAGTTGACGGCGATGACATGAACGTCGTGACCCATGTCAACAAGGCGTTCACCGATCCCGTGAGTCACACGAGCAAACCCCGTATGCGCACCGGCATCACCAAGCCAGAGGATTTTCAAGACCCCTCCTGTGAGGCCCTACCTCCGGCGGATCGTCAGCTCGTGCAGCGTGGCTGTCGTCTGCTTGCGCCCATTCGGGTAGGTAACCTGCCATTCCAGAACGTAGTCGCCGGGGATCGCCGTGTCATTGGCCCCGAGCGTGTAATGCACCTCGCCCGAAGCCGCCGTGTCGATCTGGGCGGCCTTATCGATCATCAGGCGGCGATCACTCGCGCGCCGCATTTGGAACTGGACGCTCGCACCCGTGAGGTCCTCTGGCGTCTCGTCGTCGCCTGAGTGAATGACCCCGGTGATGAGCGGGCCGGTATCGCCGACTACTAGAACGTCAGCCATCGAAGCCGATCTCCTCCATGGTGGTGCTCGCCCCGGCCTCCAGGACCACGGTCACGGCGTCGATGTTCGGGATCGAGGTGGTGGCCTCGATCTTAGAAATGCTGGTCGTGGCGTCGATCGTCGTGATCGAGGTGACAGCCCCGAGCGGATGGTCGATACCGACCGCTGGTTCGCCGACGATCGCGTTCGCCGTGAAGCTGCGGCTGGTCCGTCGATAGAGCACCGCGTTGGCGGTGAACTGGCCGATCGGAGGAACGATCGCGGCGTTGGCCGTGAACGCACCCGGTACAACCTTGAGGAGCTGTGCATCGGCAGGGAAGCTGCTCGATGTCGTCTGGATGATCTGCGCGTCAGCGGTGAACGAGTCACCACCCTGAGCGTAGATAACGGCGTCTGCTGAGATCGCCGCGACGTGCGCACCGGGGACTTCGATCCACGCGCTGGCGGTGAAATCCCCTTCCGGCGAAGCGCGAACAACAGCGTTCGCATCAAGGACGCCCGTTCGCCCCGCCAGGATGACCGCATCAGCCGTCGCGCCCTGGCCGCGTGTTGCCAAGAGTATCGCGTCACCGATGACAGAAGCAAGCGAAACCACACGAATCGCCGCATTCGTGGGGAATGTGTGCGTGTCTGTGCGTGTGAGGACGGCATCGGCCAAGAACGTCGCCGAGGCTCCCCGCGTGACAACAGCGTCGGCGGGTACTGAGCTGGGGATCGTGCGCTTGATAACGGCGTCTGCCGCAAGCGCAGCCGATGCCGTCCTCTGAATAACCGCATTCGCGGTGAAGCTTCCCGCCCGGCTGCTACGCAGTACAGCGGCGGACGTGTACGTGTTGGATAAACCGACACTTTTTACGATCGCGTCAGCGGTGAAGGAAACGGTCCTTCCCACGCTGCGGATAACCGCATCGGCGGTGAAAGAAAACGCCTGCGTACGCCTGAGAATGGCGTCAACGCTCACCTGTGCGGTCTGCGTGCGTCGCAGTACCGCGTTAGTCGTGAACGATCCGCTCTGAACGACGAGCGCCGCAGCCAGAACCGCATCGGCGGTGAACGAGCCGGAGACGACACGCCGGAGGAGCGCGTCAGCGGTAAAGGATGCCGTGGCGACCCTGCGCAGCACAGCATCGGCAGCTAGCCCCGAGAAGAGGCCCTCGCCCAGGCTGTACTGGCCCAGCA